GAAATTAGGTCTATGACGCCACAAGAGTTAAGAGATTTTAGTATTTTAATAAATGTGGTGGTTGCAGTACCTCATGTTTTTAACTCTGAACTAATCGAAATCTGGGGTATGAAATTATTACCCCGATTGTTTAAAGAAAGAAAGGAGATAAAATGAGACAACTATTTTTACTCATCATAGCATTACTATTAACCGGATGTGTCACTACACAGGCAAAGGTAGAAGTAAAAGCACCTGTTGAACAACAGGAAGAACAATTAACTAAAACTGATGTAGCGAAGATCCTTATGCTGGCAATCAATGATATTGAAAAACAGGGATGTAAAGCGGAGTTCTTATCAGAGCGTGGAGGTTATATTTGGTGTAGATGTAAGGATGGCATTGTTAAATACTACGGTCTTGGTAAACTAATAGAGAAATACAGGCAAGGTAAACAGAAAGCGAAAGAGGCTCAGGATGTCGAAAAGACTGGTGGGAATTAAAGAGATAGCTGAGTATTTTCCTTATGTCGATGATCAAACAGTAAGAAAGAGACATATTCCTAAAATGGTAAAGGCAAATGTTGTTTTTAGAAGTAAGTTGCCATGTAAAGGGAAAGATGGGAAGATTCGGCGATTTTGGCAATATTGGACAACAGAAAGTTTAATTGAACGTTATCAAATGGTTTTGGCAAGTAAAAATAATGGAATAATATAAAAATGATGCATTTTTACCACTCTTAGAGATACCACTCTTAACGGATACCACTCCTTAAAATACCAGTCTCAAGCCCTTGACAATAGACCCAGTAAGGGTTTAAGCTGTTTTTAACATTCATAATCCTCCTTTAAGCCAGGGTCAGGTTGCAGACTGGTCCTGGCCCTAACCTAAGCTGAGAGGTGCTTTGAAAGATGTAAAGCCAGAAGATGTAATGCCTGAAGATGATGTCAAGGCTGAGCTCAACAAACAAGGCCTCACACTGGAGAAGTATGTTAAATTACTTAAACATGAGCTATCAGCAATGGAAATCAAGGCTCAGATACCCACAGGTGAAACAGAATTTAGCTATTCAAAGCGTATGAAAGCCTGGAAAATACGTCAAGATGCACGCAGGGACCTTGGTCAACATTATGGAGTGGAATCGGCTGAGGCAAGCAAAGCCAATCTTACCATTGAAGTAGTCCAATTCAAAAAAGAGGATTGCAAAGAGTCTAATGCAGATACCTAATAATTGGATACCACGTCAAGATCAGTGGGGTTTATGGGATTACCTTCAAAATGGAGGTCTTAGAGCCGTTGAGGTAGCTCATAGACGTTGGGGTAAGGATGATGTAGCTTTACATTTTACAGCTACCCAGGCCATGAAGAAAGTAGGTAACTATTGGCACATGCTCCCTCAATACAATCAAGCTCGTAAGGTTATCTGGGACGCTGTAAACCCAAAAACAGGCAAGCGTAGGATAGATGAAGCATTCCCTGAAGAAATACGCAAGAGAACTCGAATACAGGATATGTCAATAGAGTTTACAAACGGCTCATTTTGGCAATTAGTAGGCTCAGACAATTATAATGCCTATGTAGGTTCTCCTCCTGTTGGTATTGTATTATCTGAGTGGGCTGTTGCAAATCCCATGGCATGGGCCTATTTAGCTCCTATCTTAGAAGAAAATCAAGGCTGGGCATTATTTATCTATACCTCTCGTGGAAACAATCATGGCCGGACTATGTACGAACATGCACAAAAGAAGCCTGATTGGTATAGTGAAAGACTGACCGCAAAAGACACACCAGTATTTACCTCAAAGCAATTAACCAACATTAAAGAAGAATACATTAGGATATTTGGCAGAGAGCTTGGTCTTGCCCTTTATGAGCAGGAATATCTTTGCTCATGGGAAGGTGCTATCTTAGGTGCTTACTTCGCTGCCTCATTACGAAAGGCAAGGGAAGGTAAACGAATAACAGTAGTTCCTTACATGCCAGGCATTGAGGTTGATACATTTTGGGATCTCGGTGTTGATAATTCAATGAGTATTTGGTTTATGCAACCAGTAGGTAAATCATTTAATTTTATAGATTATTATGAGGCAAGTGGTTATGGCTTAGAACATTATGCAAAGGTACTCAAAGAAAAAGATTATGTCTATGGGAATCACTGGATGCCTCATGATGCAAGCATAAGAGAAATGACTAATAGTGAGATAGCCAAGAGCAGGAAAGAAGTAGCTGAGGATCTTGGTATTAAACCTATTCAGGTAGTTCAAAGAGCTCGTAATATGGACACAATCATTCAGGTTCATATACCAGCGGCAATGAATATATTAGCTCAATGCTGGTTCGATGAGACTAAATGTACTGATGGTTTATTAGCATTAGAAAACTATCGAGCTGAATATGACGAGGAGAAGAAGAAACTTAGCAATAGACCGGTGGATGATTGGTCAACTCATGGTGCAGATGCCTTCCGAACATTTGCAGTAGGATATAGTAAAGTAGAGAAAATTAATGTTCCAGGGGTTCAACCTATCCAAATTCAACCACAACCTGAAGCGTGGATGATAGGATGAAGAAAGCAGATAAAGAAGAAATCCACAAATTAGCCCTTGCACAGTTTAAGGTTGCCTCAGATGAGGATCTTAATGAGCACGAGGAATACAAGAAAGACACGAAGTTTGCCATTAATGATGGTGGATGCCAGTGGCCTACCGATATTCGTACAGCCAGACAAGATAAACAAACAGGATATAGACCTTGTTTAGTCCTTAATAAAATCCCTGAGAAGATAGATCAGGTAGAAGGTGAGTTCAGACAGCTAAGACCTGCTATTAAGGTTAGAGCGGTTGATTCGGATGCAGACCCTAACATTGCAGAGATCAAGGGTGGTATTATCCGACATATTGAATACCAATCAGATGCAAGAACAGCATATAACACTGCTCATAGTTCAACATTATATGGTGGACGTGGAGCATGGGAGATAGATGTTATAGAGAATGAGAATGACCCCTTTGTGAAAGATATTGTTGTAAAGCGTAATCCTAATGTGTCTTCTATATATTGGGATATGAACGCAAAAGAGATGGATAAATCAGATTCAGAATATATGTTTATAATCGCTGATCTCACAGATAAGGAATATAAAAAGAGGTATCCAAATAAAGATGTAAGAGAAATGATTGCAGATGATATGCGCCAATACTGGTTACCTCAAGACCCAACAGCAGGAGGCTCAAATATACGAATAGCTAAGTACTGGTGGAAAGAAAAAGAAGACAAAATCTTTTACCGTGTTAAGCGTGGAGATACAGAGATAACAGTAATCAAAAAACAAAAAGGTGATACCGTTATTGAGGAAAAGGTAGTAAAACAGTCTGTTGTACGCTGGTGTATAATAAATGGTAGGGAAATATTAGATGGCCCCCACGACTGGGCAGGGAAATATATCCCTATCGTAGTTGAGATAGGAAAAGAAGTTAATATAGGTGGAAAGCAAAAGACAAGAGGTATGGTCAGGTTTGCAAAAGAGCCTCAACAGATGTATAACTATTGGTCATCTGCTGTAACCGAGCAGATTGCACTTTCTCCGAAAGCTCCATATCTTATTAGTTCAAAAATGTTAGGTCCTCATCAAGCTCGATGGGATGTTGCTCATCAAAAGAATTTCTTTTATCTCCTTTATGAGCCAGATCCTCAAGCTCCTATGGCAGCCCCAAAACGTGAGATGCCTCCTCAATTATCAACAGCCCTTGCAAATGAGTTAATGCGTGCAGAGCATGACATAATGAGTGCAATGAACATCTACCAAGCCAGTTTAGGAGATGAAGGACAGGAAAAATCAGGCAAAGCAATCATAGCAAGACAGAAACAGGGTTCCATAGGCTCTTTTACATACACGGATAACTTCCAGACAGCCCTTATTTATAGTACAAAAATAATCTTAGATCTTATTCCTTATGTATATGATACGGAGCGGATAGTAAAAATATTAGGTGATGATGATAGCGAGAAAGAAGTTCCTATTAATGCCCGTGAAAATGCTCCGTTTATGGCTGATTTTCAGAATACCAATGAGGAATTATTGGTCAAAGACAGTGAAGGTTATATTAATGATATGAGCAAAGGCACCTATGACGTAAGAGTAACCATAGGTCCAAGCTATACCACACAGAGACAGGAAGCACTTGAGATGCTTGTTGCCTTAGCTGAGAAA